CGACATGATTGTGCGGCACCCCTTGAATCCTGCTGCCGTGCTGGAGGGCGTCGTTGCGATGACCCGCCGTGAATTTAACCGTGACGCGGGGTTTAACCCACGCCAGCGCGGGCAGGATTACAGCGAATACACCGGCAAGACGTTGGACGAGGTGTACCCATATGTCGGCTGCTGCACGATCACCGCTGATTGGGGTGTGTGGGCTGACCTTGCCGAGATGTACAACGTCCTGCCCGATAAGTTCCGTGTGTGGTACGGGGATCAGGAGGTTCTGCGGGAATACGCTAAACGGGCAAAGGTGCAAGACCTGCCTGAATCGTATTACGCCTGTCTGCCCGAGTTTCTGCCGCAGCATCCCGACCCCGCTATCGTTCACTACAAAGGCGCTCGCAAAGCACTCATGCCTAACGTAGCTGCTCGGGCTTGATGGCGGCTAAATATCGCTCCATCAACTCACGCACCGTGGCCTCGGGATCACGCGCGACGTAAAACTCACCGCGTGGCTCAAATATCGCTTGGAACCTTTCTTGGCTCGGGCGTAGTTTTCCTTTTTCTACCTTGATTTCTACCCAACACACCCACGGTGTTCCGTCGGGCAGATTCCGTACGACGAGACGATCTGGTACGCCGCCGTTTGAGGCGTAGTCGTGGACGGTGAACCCGGCTGCGAGTAGCGCCCGGCCAATAAGGCCATCGTTCGCATCCCGCCTCGCCTTGTATCTCACTTCGTGCCTCGTTGACGCATCGCCCTAACCATATTTGCCACCATATCTGGTTACCCTTGTATCGGTTTAGCGGTGGAATTCGCACGGTCTTTCAGCCTCAATACGCCTTTCTCGCCAAACAACTCCCTGACTAACCCAATAACGCCCGGATCAGTCAGTACGTCAGAGGCTCCAATTTCGCGGATCAGTTCTGCAACGCGAATCTTGATTTTCTCCCGCTCGCCCGCGTCTCCAGAAAACGCGGTGCGAGCCAGCAACGCATCATAGTACCGGAGACGGTTCAGCGGGCTGCTACGCACGGCTTCATCCCAACCCGATGCGCTACGTTCAACCGCTCGCGCCACTCGCTCGTCGGGCAGTCCCTTCGGGCCCGACTTCGCGGCGCTCGGTGGATAACTGTATTCGTCACCCATCACTCCGTCCTCCGACCGACCACGCTCAACACAGCCGCCGCGCTAACTTTGGCAATACCTTTTGGCTTCTGGATATTGGTTATTGGATATTGGTTATTGGTTAGCATACCGTTCGCATTGCGTTCGCTATGCGTTCGCATCCATCTCTGCTGGGCGCTCTGTTTTGCTTTTGCTTGTTTTTCCTGCACCTTTTCTATTTCTTTCATCGCCCGAGCGTTCACATAACCGGACGCAGTAAGAATAAAAAAGTCGTTTAGGATGCGACGGATTCTGTCACGTTCCCGACCGTTGGCAGGACGACAAAGTTGCATCGCTTCACGCTCGCCAAACGGTTTTTCGGTCGCGTAAAAACGATCTAAAAGGAGGGTGTAAACGCCATGCTCGTAAGTGGTGAGATGGCCGGTATCCCGAGCGTAATCGCCTAGATGGCGGGTATAAAACAACATAGATGTCTCCACATGGTTATGACTCCATGCGTGACGATTGACAGGCCAGCATTCCCCCGCTTAACCTATCGTCACGCTCTGCAACTACCCGAAGCGTATAGGCTGCCCCCCAGCCGCGCAAGCCCCCGAAAGGGGGTTTGTCGTTTCTGGCCCCTGTAAAACGCATTAGCGGCCCTTTGGGGGCTTTGGCAGCCCCGGCAAATGACTGCGATCAGCCTTAAATTTGCCTCCTGTAACGGCTTCAATATCGTGCTGCCGCGCCCGAGGAATGCCCCGCTTTTTCCAATGGGTAACGTGCTGCGGAAACACTCCCAAAGCCCGACAAAGAGCCGATGCCGAGCCGAAATGCGCTATGACTTTGTTGATGTCCATAACATGGACTATAGCCGCATTAACGACCCGCTTACAACTTTGTTTAAAAAACTTGTTGACAGGGGTATTGGAACTCGTCAGGATACACACACGGTCACTAACGACCGGCTACCACAGATAGGAGCAACACATGAAAACGATCAAAGTCACCACCCCGGTTGGCGAATTCACCCGCAGCACCAAAAGCGATTACACCCACGTTGTCGTGCGTAAGTCCGACAGAGCAAAGTCGGTGTACGACAAATTTTCATCATCTGGCGAGAAAAGTGGTTCGGGCGTTGACGCTCGTTGGGTCAAGGATCGCGGGTTTGTTGTGACGTATCACACCTCGCTGCGATCAGCCGCCAACGCTGCAAAACAAAAATACTTTTACGATTCCAAGTCAGAAGTTATCGGCATTTACGAGGTGGCGGCGTAAGCCGCCCCTCACAACAGGAGCAACAGATATGCCTCGCAAATACATCAATTCCGCATACGGCACGTTTTACGCCCTCGGCAACAAGTTTGAAGTCTGCGTGGACTACTACGAGGACATGGACGGCGGCGTGTACGTTGAGAAAGCATCCCTTGTCGGCATTTACCTAGACAACGATACGTTTGCCAGTAGCCTCGGCCACGACATCATGTTGGATTTGGGCGATCTATGTGCTGACGATACGTTTCTGCTAGAAGAAATTGCCAGTAAAGATGCGCTGATGAACGGCCCGTGGGGTGAAGCCGTATGACTCGCTCACCCATCCCCCAACTGATCGGCCTAATCATTTTGTTTGCACTTGCCGCCATTAACGACCCGTGCGGCGATGGTGGCTGCACCCCAGCAGAGGAGCGAGCAGCCCATGCAAGATGACATCTGGAACGACGACGACAGCTGGTGGCATCACATGGATCAGATGCTGGAACAGCAATGGTTAGAAGAACAGCAGCGCATAGACGCTTGCAACAAGGCTTTGGCCGAATTGATGGCCGTTATTAACGAACAACTGGAGAAGGTCAATGAGCGAACTGCTTAAAATTAACGTCAACGATCACGTTGAAAAGAAAGGCAGCCTGTCGTATTTGTCATGGGCGTGGGCGTGGGCTGAAGTCCTGAAGATTGACCCGGCAGCCCGTTGGACGGCGCATGAATACAACGAACGCCCGGCTATGTATCTCCCCGACGGCACCGCAATGGTAAAGGTTAGCGTAGAGATAAAGGGCGACATCAAGGCTTGTGTGTTGCCGGTTATGAACAACCGTAACCAAGCGATCCCGAACCCCGATGCGTTCTCGGTCAACACCGCGATTATGCGATGTCTTGCGAAGTGCATCGCTATGTTTGGCCTTGGCCTCTACATCTACGCGGGCGAGGACTTGCCCGAGGGCGCAGCGCCGCAGGTTGACCCCGATCTGGTCGCGCTGATTAACGGGGCGGTGTCGGTGGAAGAACTGACCAAATTATTCAAGCGCCTGACCAAAGAGCAGCGCATGACGCACATTGACCAGTTTACCGCCCGCAAAAAAGAACTGACCGGCCCGGAGGCAGCATGACCCGCGACGACATCATCCGAATGGCGCGAGAGGCTGGATTTGTTCGTGTAGTTGCCACTCATGCCGACGGATCATCAACAACCACCACAGTAGCCCCGATTGAAGAACTTGAACGATTCGCCGCCCTCGTTGCCGCAGCCGAGCGGGAGCAATGCGAAAGGCTGTGCGATGACCTTGAACGCAAGAAGTGGGAAACCATAACAACCGGTGGTGAACTAACCGGCGTGTCCGCGAGGGATTGCGCCGCTGCCATCCGTGCGAGGGGAGAGTAATGGAACAGCGTACCGACGATTGGTTTGCGGCACGGTTAGGCAAGGTCACCGCCTCCCGCGTGGCTGATGTAGTCGCCAAGACCAAGAGCGGCTATAGCGCCTCCCGTGACAACTATATGGCTGACCTGATCGTGGAACGGCTGACGGGCCAGAAGGCGGCAGGGTTCAGCAGCGCCGCGATGGAGTGGGGCGTAGAGCAAGAGCCGCTGGCTAGAGCCGCCTACAGCGCCCGTACAGGCGAGTTGGTGGAGGAGGTGGGGTTCATAGACCACCCGACGGTAGCCATGTCAGGGGCGTCCCCAGACGGCTTGGTAGGTGAGGGCTGCGTGGAGTTTAAGTGTCCCAACACGGCGACCCATTTGGAGTACCTGCTAGCCGGTAAGCCGCCCGAAAAATATGTGACGCAGATGCAATGGCAGATGGCCTGCACAAACCGTCCGTGGTGCGACTTTGTGAGCTACGACCCGCGCTTACCCGAGCATCTGCAAATGCTAATCGTGCGTATAACGCGAGACGTTAAACGCATTGCCGAGTTGGAGGACGAGGTACGCAAGTTCCTCGCAGAACTAGATGAGAAAGTTACCAAACTGAAGGAGCTGAAGCTGTGACCCAATACGACCCGAACATGAAAGGCGTCCTGTTTAAGAACAACAAGGACGGCAACGAGAAGCGCCCTGACTATCGTGGCTCGGCAGTCATCAATAACGTGGACTACAACTTGTCGGCATGGATTAAGTCCTCGCAAAAGACAGGCGACAAGTACATGAGCATTAAGATTGAACCCAAGGGCGAAGGCAAGTTGTCGCGGCAAGGCGAGCCGCAGCACCAAGCTACGAAGAAGCCCGAGATAACCGAGAACAACTGGGATGACCTTGACACCCCATTCTGACTTTGAGGCGAGGTTTAGGGCGAGTCGCCCGGCAGAGATTGTCGTGGCGACTTACCTCCTCAACATAGGGCATACGGTGACGCTGCCCAAACGTCGGATCGCCAAGGACTTTGCCGACCGGGCAGAGTACGCCGACAAGGGCGATATATACGCTTCGGGCAAGCGGATAGAGGTAAAACACATCAAGCACGATTTCGGGTATCAGGCGTGGCCGTTTGAGACTGCCGCTATCTGCGCCAAGAAATCGTTTGATGCTGCCGATCCTCGCCCTGACTACTACTACATCGTCAACGCCAGCATGACCGTAGCGGCGTTGGTGGACGTTGCGACCACGTTCCCGGATTGGGTGGTGCGGCGCATCACCGATAAGGAACGCGGTTACGACTACGACGTATACGCCGTTAAGCCCGAGTACCTCGGCTGGCGGTACATAGACTTTGAGGAGCGGCTATGAAGGTATTTATCGGCTGGGACAGCCGCGAGGACATCGCGTATCAGGTGTGCCGTAAAAGCATCCTCAAGCACTCTAGCGTGGAGGTGGACATCCAGCCCATCGTTCAGTCAGAACTTCGGGAGCGTGGACTTTACTGGCGAGAGACTGATCCGTTGTCGTCTACGGAATTTTCCTTTACCCGGTTCCTGACGCCGTATCTCAACGGATACACCGGATGGGCGGTATTTGTGGACTGCGATTTTCTTTTCAGGGGGGACATTGCGGGACTGCTGGACTACGCCGACGGGGCAAAAGCCTGCTTTCTTGTAAAGCACGACTACAGGCCGACGGAAACCGTCAAGATGGACAACAAAGCGCAGCATCAGTATCCACGAAA